TTACGAGACTTCCTTCAGGTTGCCTGCGTACTGGTAAGGCGACACATACCCATCAGTATTTGCATCAAGATAATCCGCCCACCACTGCATCATATTGATCCGCTCCTCCAGATATTCAGCCTTATGAATATAGGCAGCACGCACGCTGTTCCTTTCCTGATGGCTCATTTGCTTTTCAATCGCCTCTTTGCTCCACAACCCCGACTCACTCAGCGCGCTGCACGCCATCGCCCGGAAGCCGTGACCGCAGATCTCTTTTCGGGTGTCGTAGCCCATCACGCGCAATGCCTTGTTGATGGTGTTGTCACTCATGCACTTATCCTGGTCGTATTCGCCGGGGAAAATAAACGCCAGATGCCCGGAGAGCGCTTCAGTTTGTTTCAGGATCGCCATTGCCTGATCGGACAGCGGAACAATGTGCTGTGTTTTCATCTTTGTGCCACGATGAGAGAAGCGCACGTTTTCGATCTGCTCACGTTCTTCCGGGATTATCCAGAGCTTCTGCTGCCAGTCGATTTCACTCCAGCGGGCAAAGCGCAGTTCGCTGGAGCGCACAAAGAACAGCAGCGACAGCTTAAGCGCATACCGTGTCAGTAGTCTGCCGGAGTAGTTATCCGTCCGGGATAATAATTCTGGTAGTTTCTCAAGCGGCAGGGCCGGGTAATGTTGAGTCTCCGGTGGCGTAAATTCGCCGTCCAGATCCAGCGCCGGGTTTGACCTGATTAACTGCTTTTTCACCGCATAACGCATGATCTCGGTAACGTAATTTTTCAGCCGTGCAGTGATCTCCAGAAAGCCTTTGTTCTCCACTTTACGCAGGGTAAACAGCAGATCTTCTGTGACGATTTGATCGATGTATTTGTCCCCGATATCCGGGAATACATACATTTCCAGCCTGCGCTGGATGGTCGCCGCATAATGTTCAGACCAGCGCCGGTGATCGGCATGCCAGTTCATGGCGATCTGGCGGAATGTCTGTCCGTTTTTCTTTTTCTGCTGTGCGATTTTTTTGTCAACGGCGGGATCGACCCCTGAACGTATTTTACTGCGTGCCGCATCGCGGAGCTGGCGTGCCGTAAGCAGGGAAACATCCGGGTAAGGACCAAAGGCCAGCTTCTTCTCTTTCCCGTCAATACGGAACTTCATGTACCAGAGTTTTGAGCCGTTAGGTTTGATCAGCAGGTACAGTCCGGCGCTGTCGCCGAGTTTGAAGGGTTTGTCTGTGGGTCTGAGCTTGCGGATAGCGGTATCAGTGAGTGCCATAGCGGGGGGCTCCATTCGTTCAACGAACCGTGAGGCCCCCGATTAAGCCCCCAAAAACTACAGATGTCAAGAAACCCGGCAATCCTTACCAGGACAACCGGGTCAATCTAACTGCTTGTTTTTAAAACGTCTTAAGACTCACTGAGATGTCTTGAGACTAAAATCTGGCTCCTCTGACTGGACTCGAACCAGTGACATACGGATTAACAGTCCGCCGTTCTACCGACTGAACTACAGAGGAATCGTGTGAACGAGGCGCATATTACTGACCTCACCATGAGGTGTCAACAGTAAAATTAGCGCGTCATTTCAATTGGTTAATTAATCTTCAAATTCAGCGTTAATGCACATTTGGTGAGCGACAATGGCCACCTTAGCGGGTATCGCGTAACCGCTCCATGGGGTTCTGGCGGTAAAACTGAATGAAACGTTGCCATAAGGCCGGAAAACGTGGTGCAAATAATTCAGGGGCACTGAAGAAATACTCCGATAGAACGGCAAAGCATTCGGCAGGATCGGTCGCTGCGTAGGCATCTATACTGCATGCGGTTTCACCGACCAGATCAATTTCATCCTGAATGTTATTCATTGCGGCATGCAGGTCGTGCTCCCAACTGGCAATATCTCGTAGAGGGATCGCCGGAATACCACTGGCACGGTCGCCATTACGCATATCAAGCTTATGTGCCACTTCATGGATGATCAGATTAAAGCCGGAGGCATCAAAAGAATCCTGAATGTCGAGCCAGTTGAGGATTATCGGACCTTGCTGCCAGCTCTGCCCGGACTGTACAACACGTTGATTATGTACCAGCCCAATATCGTCTTCCCATTCATCGTCCACGACAAACGGGGCAGGGTAGATGAGAACTTCATGAAAACCGTCGAGCCACTCGATCCCCAATTCCAGAACAGGCAAACAGAAAAGCAGCGCAATGCGCGCACTTTTTAGTGGATCAAGTTCAAACCCCTGAAGCGCTACCAATCTTTTTTGCTGTAAAAAGCGCTCGGCCAGGGCGATAAGCCTGGCTTGTTCTTGCTCGGTGAGATTCACCAGAAGAGGAATAGCCAGGGCGTCGTCCCACGGCCAGTCGTCACTCCGGGTTGTTTCTTGCTCTTTCCAGGGCCACTTAATCATCGTTTTGCTCGCAAACTCGTCACTTGAACGAAATTGACGGAACGGGGTCTGTTAAAATGCCAAATTACCTGGCATCATGGCAACCGCCAAAACGGAGAGATGCCAGAGCGGCTGAATGGACCGGTCTCGAAAACCGGAGTAGGGGCAACTCTACCGGGGGTTCAAATCCCCCTCTCTCCGCCACTATTCAAACACTTAGCTCAATTCCTTTCAACGACTCATGTCACACTTGGTATAGTGTTGGTATATTCACTTGGTATAAAACTCGCCATCATCATCTTCTGATTTGCCCAATACTGGAAGATCCAATGTGGGAGAAATTTTCACTTTTCTGTCATAAACCACAACTTGGCTTTCAGTTTTGTGACCTGAGAATAGTTGTTTGTCCTTACTCGAGCCTTCGTAATCAGATATTCCCTTGGCTTTGAGATCATGAAATGTACACGGCAGTTTTCTATCTAGTTTTTTCCCTGCTGCTTCCCTTGCAGTTTCCCACAGATCGTTAAACCCACTTTTCGAGTATTTAGTTTTTTGCTGCTACAGATAACCGTTTCCCGCCCACCCAGGGTTTTTGCAAGTTCGATGGTGTTATGAAGCCGTTCAGTCCAGACTTTTATTTGTTTAGTGCCGGTCTTTCCCTGCTGGATAAAAATGCCTTCCTCGCTTACTTGCGACCATTTGAGAGAAAGAACATCCGAAACGCGAGCCGCACATAAGTAAGATATCTCCATGCCAACCCGGAGAGCTGGTGCCGCCTCTTCATAAATTGCCTGATATTCTTCGTCTGTCACGTACACGTCACGGGCTTTTAAAGAGAACTTGCGCACTCCTTTGCATGGATTTCCTTTCACGTATCCTCGTTCATATCCCCATGAGAAAACACGCGACATCCCGCCGAGTTCCTGATTTGCCTGGTTAATACTTCGTTGGCCACGTTTATCCATATAGATCCTGACCATCTCAATTTTTATGTCATCTGCTCGCATATTCCCGAACACTGGGACCAGGTTTTTTTCATACGACCTGTAATCAGTCTGTGTACGCGGAGCAAGTTCAGCAAAAGCTGGGCTGCTGGTGAATAACTTCCATAATTTAGAAAATGTCATTACGTCTGAACGCTTGGCTTTTTCTTCCTCATAACGCGCCCATAGCCGGGACATACTCGTCCCGGTAATAGGTGCAAGAGTTACGCTTTGTTTTGTTCCTTTTGGCTTCCACACATAGCTATAACGGTTTTTAGTTACGCGTGGCGGGAGGTGCTTGTCTTTAGGATCTTTTCTTGGTCTGCCCATTGATTGCGTCGTAATTTGGCTCAAGTGCAACATATTCATCGACCTTAGGTAATTCAGAAACTCCGGGATCAATACTTCTGCGCAATACAATTGGGCGGTTCCGCCCATCAGTGGTGAACGGTATGCCGTGACACCGCAGCTGTCGCTGCTGGTGGGTGTAGCGCTGATAACCAGTAATTTCTGCAATTTCCTGAGGAGACAGTGTAAGTTCGTGCATAGCTCATCTCTCTGATGGCCTGCCTGTAAAAACATACCAGGCAGGATCCATAAATTGTGAAATTAGAAAATCAGTTTGCGGTCAGACGTTGCCAGATTGCAGAAACGTAATTGACCTGATGCCGGGCGTCAGAAAGTGCATTGTGCATATCACCTTCAAACGGGATGTCGAAGCGCGGATTTATACCGACGGATTTACCCAGTTCGACCATGGTCCTTACGTCCCTGTCATTCCGGAACGGAACAGCGAAGGGGGTATCTGTTAACGCGTATGCGCGGCGAAGAATGACGTTATCAAACGAACATCCATTACCCCATAACTGAACTGTGTGACTACCGTTAGCAGCGTTTTCAGCAATAAAGTCAGCCAGGAGTTCGAGGGTCTCAAGCAACCCCATGGCTTCATCAACAAGAATGGCAGAGCGGGCTTCAGATGATTGTTTCAACCACCACTGAATCGTCGACGCATCCGGTTTCATGCCAAACGACATCGATGACTCCAGACTGACAACCTGGTAAAACTCGGCACCAGTGTTACCAGTTGAAGGCTCGAAAAATACAGCGCCGATAGAGACTATTGGGGCATCAGGACCGTTGCCCATGGTTTCCATATCAACCATCAGGTGAGTATAGAAAGCGTTCAGGGGATCCGTTTCAATATGGTGAACGAGTTCATTATTCAGGGAAGCTGACGCGTCACCAGTTGCATCAGCGCTTTTAATTGGCAAAACTGCTGTTTCGCTCTGAGACACTTCAGGATTAGCTTTGATTTCGTTGTTGTCAGTTTCTTCCATCTGCACATCGCTGGTGGCTTCCTCTGTATGGGTATGATGTAACTTATCCTCGACGGCGCGCTGGCGTACCTGGTCTACGACAGAAAGCGCTGGCGCTTGCTGGTTCCCCATCAGGCCATCGATGGAGAACACCCCGTTGCCCATGTTGGCGATTTCTGGTTGTTCGGCTCCTGCCTTCTGTTCAGCTGTGACTTTCTCGTTAATCTCGTTTTCCCAGCTTTTTTCTGGCACGTGACCGGCTGCCGCCAGGGCTTCTTCAGTTGGGTGCTGGTGGTCGGTTTCAGTCAGGTTCTTATTGATGTAACGGCTCAGCAGTTCCGGGAAATGGTGAGCGTTTTCTTCTGCACTGCGAATAAGTGCGAAAATAGCGGCACGGGAATAATCCAGGATGCCAGCGCGTTTGCGCAGGGCGACGGACCACTCTTTGAACGGGCTTTCGTTTTTAACAATGATCTCTTTTGCGCGACGGAAAACGCCACCTGGGATATCGTAGATGTTGAAATCCATTGGAAGTGTGGCCAGCGCAATATCAATGTCCAGAGTTTCCAGTGTGTGGACAAGTGCCGGGTTACGATCGGTCTTATTGCCACCACCAGCGTTCGTTCCAGTATCAGAGCGCTGAATCTGCGAGACACGATTGCCCTTACCCCACTCTTTAACCAGCAACCCGCGGTCAATGTGTTCAGTACTGAACCAGGCCTTAAAGAACTGAATTACGGTAGACAAATCCACTCGTTTTCCATCAACCGGAAAAACGGTTTTCAGCGCGCTGACAATCTTCCAGATATCGATCTCTGGCGCTTTCCTGAATGGTTCTACATTCTCGGCGGCAAGCAGCAGGTTTTGCACATAGCTGTTATCCACATCCAGTTCGAGTTCCTGAATGGTTTTCTTCTGCTCAGTATCAATATGGTAAGCATATTCTTCAGAAATAAACTGAGCCAAAAGGCGCTGGCGTAGCGGGAGAGTCGCAACGGTAATGAGTTCTGGCGTTACAGGTGGAACGGTGGGCTCATCACCCACAATTCGTGCTTTCTTATCGTTAACCCACTCCTGCACGGTTTGAGTCCGCGCTTTCGGTTCCGCAATCCATTCGGTAATAAATTCCTCAAATGAAGCAATGTTATAGACCTGCTCACGGTCGAAGACTTCTTTTATTGCGTTTGCCAGGTTCCACTCGACATGAGCAGAAAGCTCTTTCGCCGCTGGCACATTTGCAACGGCCAGTAACAGGTTTTGTATATAGAGATCATTTTCGTCCAGTTCCATTTGTCCGATCTGGACGTGCCGCGCTTCACTGATTTCCTTCTCTTCACCTTCATTTAACAGGTGCGCAATCAGCCGCTGAGACAGGCGCAGGCGAGATATGGGGCGGAGCAATGCTGGCGCATCGCTGGTGGGTACATTGGCACTGGAGGTTTCAGGTTTTTGCTGGCTGGAAGCCTCCAGATTTTCATTATCCTGCTTCTGTTTCAGTTGCCACGTTTGCTGGTCTTCTGCCAGTTCGTAACGATCGCACCATGTGTCATCAAGTGTGCTTTCCTCAGGAAGATCGTCAACAACAAACCAGTTGGTGCGGACAGGTAATTGATAGTCGGCGCCACGACCGACGGCAATATTGTTGTCTTCGAGAATATTGAGGATTTCGCGTTCTGCACGGGAATCTGATTTCGCAGAGAACCAGCAAAACAGGTTTTTTGCCTCAGTTGCTTTCGCTTTGGCTTTAATAAGATACGCATACGTTAACATTGCGTTCGGGCTCCATAGGATTGTAAGATACCCGGCAGCTGATGATCGCCGCCTAAGGTAGTGGTTATTGGTCAAAACTCGTTCCGGAAAGCTTTGGTCGGCTGACCGGGTACTTAACCCGCCAAGCGCGGGTTTTGTGCTTTATGGGGTAGGGGATTTTCCCTGCACCAGCTGTGCAACGGGGACCCACTCCAGAGCATTCAGTACGGGTTCAAATGAATCAGGCGTGTGAGTAACGGCGCGAACGACGTCAGCCACGCTGGGGTTTGCTTTGCTAAGGTGGTACCCGCCACCAGCGCCACGCTGGCTGGTGACGATTTCACTGCTGCGCAGCTTCGAGAAAATCTGCTCGAGGTAAGATACAGACAGCTTTGATTCCTTACTGATAGATGCGACGGAAACAGGGCTGCCGTTATAAACCCTGTTGAGGATGGCAACCACCTGAACAGATGCCACCACACGTTTCATTCCAAACTCCATAGTCACTTCCTTACTGATGCTGGCAACAGCCATTGGTCAAACTCGTTATGAACGAACTGAAGTCTGTTGGTCGGCAGACGGGTCGCCCTTCTGGGCGAGCATGTAGCAAATCAGTCGAATGATTACTTCAATACGGTTTAGATGTACGGCCTGACACCGCACTGGTTTACGTGCGAAATCGATCATGGATTTATCCTCTTGCTTTGCCCTTGTCGCCAGGCTGGCGGAACGTTGAACCTGCTGCGTGTTAATGCTTGTCATCTCATCCGGTGATTCGTATGCCGCCGGCAGCTACTTCGTGGGCGTCCTGCCTTGATGACGCTTTTCAAACTGTGTTTATATTTAAACCCTAAATGTGTTTAAAAGTCAACACGGCATGTGTTTAAGGTGGCGAGGATGATAACGATATGGGAAAAGGGAAGGTGAAAGGCATAAAAAAACCAGCCAAGTAGGCTGGTTAGATTGTTAAAAATTGTAGCTTAATCGTCAGTTGGCTTTAATCGTCCCCGAAGGTACTTCTCGACATACTCATCAATTTCTTTCAGCCGCAATTGAAAGGTATCGATCATTCTGTCTTGTTCAGACTCCGGCAACTGGTCAAAAAGAGTAATCAACTTACGATGTTTTGGCGTTAACCATGATTCGGCGTGATCATCACCAAACATTAGTTCAGCCGGGCTAATTCCGAGAGCTTTAGATATCGTTATAGCGTCGTCAACGCCCACATTGCGGCGACCCGCTTCATAGTTCCCGATGCGTGACTGAGCCCACCCACATAACTCTGCGAGTTTAGATTGCGACATATTTTTCTGTTCGCGTAGCTGCTTCAGTCTGGCGGCAATTGCAGTGTTTATATTCATTACTGATTTTTACCACGTTACGTGTTAACGCTCAAAGAACGTTTCGTCTTGACTATCTAACACATTATGTGTTTAATTCAGTTAAACACTAGATGTGAGGACAAGATGAACAACATCGCCAAAGAACGGCAAGCGCTCGGTTTAACTCAAGAGCAATTAGCCAAATTATTCGGGTGGCGTCAGTCAAGGCTCTCAAATTATGAGAACGGAACACGTCAGCCTGGCCTACCGGAATGCAGATTGATTGTGGAGAAGCTTAACGAGTTAGGGCGCACCTGCTCTCTTGATAGTGTATTTCCGCCACAAAGCGAGGTCTGAAAGATGCAATCAGTAGCTTATACCCATAATAAACCACGAGTAGCCGCTGCGGTGAAATCGCAAAATCAATTTAAACCCCAGCGACGCGACAGCATTCAGCACCGCGTCATATTGGCAGCCGTTCGTGAATGGGAATCGACATTACCAGGACAGGCACAGGAACGGATCGCTCAGCTGGTGGCTGAAGAGTGGGCCAAGGCAGATGGTCGTGGAATTGCTGTTAATAAACAGAATTTATTTCGATATCTGAAAAACGAAGGAGGGTCAGAAAAGTACACGGCTTACGTGATGCAGCTGTCAGGCTCAATCATCGCCGCTATGCCAGTTCAGATTGCCAGGAAGCACGGGTTAAGTAATGCGAGCACAGAGGCGGAGCTGGTGGCTAACGCTATCAAAGAATGCAGTGAGGCACACCAGGCGAAATTAATCGGTGCTCCGTTACAGAAGCTCGAGAAGGAGATTCGTGAAGCGGCAATCGCATTGTTCAACATGCTACCTGCTGACGCGGCGGGACCACTACTGGCGAGTATAAGCGCCGTAGCGCCGCAATTGTTTTAATCGAGTTTTGACCAATGACCATTATTACTGCAACTCGCGGGGTGAAGTATGCCTAATCCTTTGGCTAAGGCCATGCCTAAGAGTAAGGCTAGTAACGAGCCTTACCGTAAGGTGAAGATTACCATGTGGGATGATCCTAAGTTTCGAGCCTTATCACCACTCCCGCCAAGTGGGCAGAGTCTGTTTATTTACCTGCTTACTGGACCATTCACAGGGATTATTCCCGGGCTGTATAAGGCGGGAAGGGCGGCTATGGCCGAAGAATTAAACTGGGATGTCGAAGCCTTCGACTTAGCCTTAGGTGAAGCCATAGCGTTAGGTATGGTGGAAGCCGATCTTAAAGCCAGAGTTTTTTGGTTGCCTAATGCGGTGAAACATAACCCGCCAGCATCAGTAAACGTGATCAAATCCTGGGCAAGATCGTTTGAATTACTGCCTGAATGTTCACTGAAAGATAAAGCATATGAAGCTCTCAAAGCCGCCTGCTACGGGGTTTCTGACGCTATGGGGATGGCTTTTGATAAGGCTTTCGCCTTGCCTAAGGATAAGGCTAAGTCTTTGGCTAAACCTTTGCCATCAGGTATCCAGAAAGCAGTTAGCAGTAAACAGATCTTAAACCCCTCTCTTAACGCGGGTGCGATGAAAAATCTGAATGAGGATGAACTGCCATCCCCGGCCATGCCCCGATACCTGGACGGTGTTGATGAACCGATCGGGAAATTCAGCATGGCAGATAGCTGGCTTCCCTCCAGAGACTTCCGACAGCGCGCCGCATCGTGGGGTATCACCCTGCCTGAACCAGAATACCTTCTGACTGAACTCGCAGAATTCACCGCGTATTGGGAGTCGGAAGGGAAAGTTTTTACACAAATCCAGTGGGAACAAAAATTTGCCCGACATGTAGCCCGGGTGAGAACGCAGGTAAAACCAGAAACCGGAGGTAACAGTCATGTGGGAGCAGGATCAGAACCAACAGCATCCCGGGCAGTTCAGCAAATTCAGTCAGCACACGCAGAGTGGCGCCGCAGGAATGGACTTGATGGCGACGGAAACAGCCTGGCGACTGTGGCAGGTCATGGGGGAGGTGTATTCGAACCGATGGACCCAGAAGAACGGGGCGGAGCCTTCGCCTATCTGGATAGCCCAGATAGGTTCGATGACTGAACAGCAAATTAGGTTGGTCTGTCAGCAATGCATGGAGCGCTGCGCGATGGGAAATACATGGCCGCCTGACCTGGCTGAGTTTGTTTCTCTGGTTTCAGAGAGTGGGGCGAATCCATTCGGACTGAAATCGGAGCAGGTTATGACGGAATACCGGCGCTGGCGCAATGAGTCATATCGGTATTCAGGAAGCGATAAATATCCATGGCCTCAGCCCGTGCTGTATCACATCTGCATCGAAATGCGCAGAACGGGCGTAGAACGACAAATGACAGAGGGGGAGCTGAAACGACTGGCAGAAAAGTTACTCACGAAGTGGTCGAAGCATGTTGGTAATGGACTAAGTGTCCCACCAATTCGACGTCAACTGGAAGCGCCGCGCCATCCGGCAGGACCAACGCCAGCACAATTACTGATAGATGAATACAGGCGTCGAAAAGCGGCAGGATTAACAAATTGA